CGCACGTGGGCCGCCGCCGGCAAGATCACGCTCACGCCCGGCGCGATCATCAACTACGAAGAGATCGCCGAGCGCATCGACCAACTGGCGCTGCGCTACAAGATCCAGATGATCGCGTACGACCAGTACGGCGCGCGCGATCTGGTCGCCATGCTGACCGAGCACAACCTCCCGATCCAAGCCTACTCGATGGGGGTTGCCACGTTCGCGCCGGGTTGCCAACTGTGGCAACGACTGTGGGTCGGTGAGCGTCTGTGTCTCGGCGAGGATCCGATCCTCCGCGCCGCGTGTCGCTCGGCCATCGCTCGCCGCGACCGCATTGGCAACATTACGATCGGCAAGGAGCGCGACTCAAGCACCATCGACGCGCTCGTCGCGGCCATCATCGCCGTGCATTCATGGGGCGGCGACAGCCAAAGCGTCTACGAACAATCGTTAGTTTAGTGCAACCTTGAACTGTTACTACCCGCAACCATGTGCACATGCTGCGGGGATTGCTGCAACGCATGTTCGTGGGGCCGTGGTCTTCCACCATCCTAAGTGATGGGCCTGTCTCTACGCCATCAGTCAACGCGACCAACGCGATCCGCTATACGCCGGTCTATCGCGCCGTGACGCTGATCAGCAACGACATCGCGCGCATCGAGCTCGAGGTCACCGACACAGGCGCCGGCTCACTGCTCGCATCGCCATCTCCGTACATGAGCGCGTTCGAATTCCGTCGCGCCATGACGATGCAAGTGCTGCTCTTCGGCAACGCGTTCGCCGCGATCAATCGCAGCATCGGCGGCGAGCTTCTTGAACTCATTCTGCTTCAACCCGAAACCGTCAGCCTCGACTTGACGAGTGGTGTGCCGCTCTATCGCACGATGAACTACGGCGTGCTCACCGCGTCGCAAGTGTTTCATCTGCGCGCGCCGAGCACCAGTGGACTTTGGGGCGAATCGCCGATCAACCTTTGTCGCACGTCGCTGAACTTGCTTGCTGCTCAAGAAGAGATGGCGCTGCGCACCTACATCAACGCGGGCAACCCAAAGATCGCGCTGGTGCACCCGGGCAAGATCTCGAACGAGGCCATGCAGCGCATCGAGTCCGACTACGTCAAGCGCCACGCCGGCAGCGACAACACGGGCCGACCGCTTGTGCTCGCCGAGGGCATTCGGCTCGAGCGCATCAGCAGCACCATCGACGACAGCGGACTCGCGACCGCTCGGCAGTTCTCTATTGCAGACGTGTCGCGCATCTACGGCGTGCCGATGTCGTACCTCAGTGAGTCCGCCGGCCCGTCTTACGGCACGCTTGAGTGGCTGAGCCGCATGTATGTGGACTCATGCCTGACCCAGTGGCTGAACTGTTGGGCGAGTGAGATCACCGCGAAGCTCCAACAGCCATACGACAGCGTCATGTGGGATCTCGACGAGATGGTGCGCCCCGGCATCGCCGAGACGATGTCGTCGCTGCGCACTGCTGTCGAAGCGGGCTTCATGACGAGGAACGAAGCGCGCGAAGAACTCGACCTGATGCCACTGCCCGGCCTCGATGCGCCAGTGGTCGCTCTCAACATGGGCACCGGTGGCGGCAAGACGAACCTCGGCACCGACACGAGCGGAGAGGCAGGAACCCCCAATGATTTCACGCCGTGACTTCACATCGTCGCCTGCTGTCGAGGGTCGCACCCTCACGGGCATCGCTGCCGTTTATGGCCAGCCCTCGCGACTAATCAGAGAGCAGGGGCGCTCATTCACCGAGCGAATCGCACCGGGTGCATTCGGCACGGTCGGCGATGTGAAACTTTACTACAACCATGATGCGTCGATGCCATTGGCTCGCACGCAGAGTGGCACGCTCAAACTCGACTCGCGAGCCGATGGTCTGCACTACACCGCGACGCTGCCCGAGACGACGCTCGGCAACGATGTGCGCGAACTGCTGACACGCGGCGACCTCACGGGCGCGATGTCGTTCGGCTTTTTCGTGACCAAAGACACTTGGAGTCCAGATCGCACGGAGCGCACGGTGAACGCCGCGACGCTCGTCGAGGTGTCCCTTGTGCAGGATGCCGCTTACCCCCAAACCAATTCGAGCCTGCGCCATGTTGACGCAGCAAACGACGCAGCCGTCATCGCACGGCTCGAACTTCACATTCAAAGGATGAATCATGAGTGACATCGACGAACTGAACAGCATCAACCACGAATACCGCAAGTCGCTCGAGCGCTTCCAGAAGCGCACGGGCCTCGCACCGCAAGCCGTCGACAGCGTCGGCAGCGGCGAGGAAAAGGAGAAGTTCTCCCGCATGGATGCGGACATGACCGCCATCGAGCGCAGCGCGCAGAGCGCACGCGCCGAACTTGAGGCGCGACTTTCTCGCCTTGAGAAGACCCCGCAGCTGGAGAGCCGCGCTGGCAATGGTCGCATCTCTGGCGCAGCAAGCGACCCGAGCACTCCCGAGTACTCGGCGCGTTGGCTCAAGGCCATGATCACCAACGATCAGGGCGAACTCCGCGCTATGGCGACCAGCACGACCAACGCGCCAGTGCCGACCGACATGGAGCGACGCATCATCGGAAAGATGTATCAAAACTCCGTGCTGCGTCAGATCGCGAATGTGCAGACCATCGACAGCAAGCGCACGATCACGGTCGAGGCGACTGTCCCGACCGCTGCGCTCGTCGCGGAAGCGGGCGCTATCACGGCTACCGACTTCACCTTCGACGCTGTGTCGGTGGTGCCTTACAAGTACGTCACTGCGTGCAAGATGAGCGTCGAATTTGTGCAGGACGCGATGGCTGCGGGCGGTCCCGACACCGCGCTGTCGTATGTCGCTGACCGACTCGGCATCGCGATCGCTCGTGCAACCGACTCGGCGTACACCATCGGTACTGGTTCGTCGCAGCCGCAAGGCATCGGCGCGTGCGCATCGGCCTCGTGGGCAACGACCAACACTGGTCGCATCATCAATCAGGGTGTGAGCCTGACCGAAGATCAGACGGTCACCAGCATCACTGCCGACAATGTCATCGACTGCGTGCACGCCGTTTCGCCGCAGTACCGCGCTTCTCCTCGGTTCCAGATTCTCGTCAGCGATGCGGGTATCCGATCGATTCGCAAACTCAAAGACACCGCTGGCTACTATGTGTTCTCTCCAGCGCAAGCAATGCCGGGCACCAATGTCGTTGGTCTGCCGGGCACCATCTACGGCGTGAACTTCAACATCGGCGAGTATGTGCCATCTACGGCAGCGCAGACTTCTACCACCGGAAATCTTCGCGGCTCTGCGCTGTTCATCGTCGGCAACTGGGATTACTTCTCCATCTTCGACCGCACTGGCATCGACTCGATGCTCGATCCGTACTCGGCGGCAGCCAACTTGCAGCAGACGCTGTACACATGGTTCCGCACGGATAGCAAGATCATCCTGCCGGAAGCATTCGCAGCGATCTACTCTCCGAACGCGTCCTGACCTTTTCTTTTCCCGGGTGCTGCGCGTCGGAAGGCGCGCGGCACCTTTATGACAGTGCCACTCTCAACCATCAAGTCGGCGCTTCGTATCGATTACGACGACGACGATACGGAACTCGTTCGCTTGCGCGAGGCGGCTATCAGTCTGCTCGGCAAGCGCACCGAGTTGCTGCTCTACGAACAGACCGCAACGATGTACCTCGCGGACTTCTCCGACACGCTGCTCTCGTCGTATCCGTTCACATCGCTGACGAGTGTCGTCTACAAGGACGGATTAAACGTCACCACGACGATGCCGGCGACGGACTACTGGGTCGACAAGACGCAAGGACCAATGTTCGTGCTGCGCTTCCTCGAGCACCCAGCGATCTACGAAGGGACCGCGATCACGGTCACTTACGAGGCCGGCTACGCCACGATCCCGAATGAGATCGTGCACGCGGTCATCGCGCTGACGGGCGCGTGGTACAACAATCCCGAGGCTAGTCAGCCGATCAGCCTCGCCGTCGTGCCGTTCGCGCTCGAGTACATCATCGAGGCTTGCAGCGTCAGGAGTGGCATCCGATGATTAGCGGTGGCCGACTTCGATTCGCTGCGACCGTCTACCGAGCGGCGACGACAACCGACGCACTCGGCCGACGCACGAGCACGTTCACCGATGTCGGCGACATGCGCGTGGACATGCGCGAAGCTGGATCGTCGGAAGTCAACTACGCCGACGGTGTTGCTGTTGTCGCGAACTACGAACTGCGCGCGCGCTGGCCAAACATCTCGCGCCTGACCGTGACCGAACTCGACAGGCTCGAGGTGCGCGGGCGCACGCTCCGCATCAACGGCATCCGCAACCTCGATGAGCGCGACCGCG